ATTGGCTATTGTAGTTGCAACTGATTTATTACCAGGAGTTGTTGCCGCAACTTGAGAGGCGGATGGTACTCCGTTTTTTGCGTCAGCCTCTGCTTTTATAGTATCCGAATCTTTTCCAAGTAATCCAAAACTCAATCCACTTAATATACTACTACCTGCGTTTAAAATTTTATCACCGGTAGCTGCACTCTTATCTGCGTTAAATCCCTGAAATCCATCATAAATTGCCATACCAATTGCTAGTGGTGCAGCTACTTTACCTAATAATTTACCACCAAATTTTGCAAATTTTCCAACCTTACCCATCATACCCACACCTTTACTTCCGGCTTTTACCACATCATCTGCTACACTCGCAGGTGGTAACTTATTAGGTAAATATTGACCATTCGGCCCTCTTAGTTTACCAGTAGGACTAGTCGATGGAGTCATACCCGCGCCTCCTTTTGAAAATGGATTTGAAATTTTACCCTGAAATAGTTTTCCAACTCCAGCAAATAATCCACCACCTAACAAACCAAACAACATAGTAGATAAACCTACCATTGCATCTTTTAATCCCCCTTGTTGTGCCAATTCAACATTTAACTTATTTAATCCGCCGGTATTATCAATTATGGCTTTTTGTTTTGCTATTTCAAATTGTTTATCAATTTCAGCTAATTGTATTGCAGTATCTGATGATATGGATGCATTTTCTGCATTTAATGTTGCTTGAGCCGCTTGCGTTGTTGTTAAAAATTGTTGATTTCCTCCACCCGCCGTTCCCGCTGCCAATCCGCCGCCACCTCTACCGGTTCTTGTTGCTATTTTTTGTAATGAAGTTAAATCCATTCCACCCAATGCAGATTGAAGTTGTTGTTGTTGAAACATATCCATTTCGGCAGGATTTAATCCTTGCGCTTTCAATGACTTCATTGCCCCCTCTGTATCTCCTGATGCGAATTTGGCTCTTACTTCTGAAAGGTCTACATTTTTACCTAACATCGCAGATAAACTCATTTCGGCTTTGATACTATCTTTATAATTCAACACCATACTTTGACCTGCTTTTGCAATTTCATTGAAAGAAACTCCCATTGATTTTGCAAATACAACTTGCCTTGCTAATGCCGAACCTGATTTTATCTGATAACCCAACATTTCTTTGGATGCCCCTGCCATTTCTTCCATCACACCACCCAAATTTACACCGGCTTTATCCGCCATTGCCCTGACACCTTCTTGCAGATTTAATGCGGTTTTTTCACTTACCCCATCCATTCTCATAAATGCATCATTTATACTGGCAATACCTTCCGCAGATTGACCGGTTCTGGCTGCCATAATTGCCATATCTGCTCCAATTTTTGCAGTTGGCATTCTACCGGTTTCATTTGCAGCCGCCTGCATACCACTCGCAATTGTTTCGGAAGATATTCCTGCCATTTCTAATTGAGCCGCACCATATCCAACCGAACCTAATCCTTTACCAAATAATGCCGTTTTTGAGGCAGACCTAAATGATGCAGCAGATTGTTTGATTGATGCTGCAAATTCCGCTGCTGCTCTATCTGCTACAAAATTTCTTCCACCAAATCCACCTCTTTCAATTTCTAAATTTGCAATTGCAATATTTCCAGATATATCTGCTATTTTTGCATCAAAACCGGCAACCAGTCCAATTTTATCACCAACTAAACCGTAATTGTAAGCCAATGCTCCAGCGGCTGCTCCTAATGCGAATAATGTAGTTATTAATCCTTTTCCACCACTTGTTGCACTTTTTATTACATCGGTTAATTCCCGCATACCTTGCACACCCGATCCACCTATTTGATCTAATGTAGTATTTACTCCATTTAATATTTTTTGACTTCGTTTGGCAGCTTCTGCAAAGGATTCCATTTCCTTTCCCATATTTTCTAATATAGGAATGATTGCTTTAGCGGATTTACCTGATTTTGAAATTGATTTTACAAAATCATCATAAGACTCTTTGCCTTTTATAATTAATTCGTTATATTCGGATTGAGTTATATTTCCTTTCTTTTGCTCAATTCTTGCTTTAGAAATCGCTACCTGATATTGTTTGTATTCTGCTACCGATTCTGTGATAGCATCTTTTTGAGATTTTGATAAATCTGTATTGGATTGTAATATCTTTCCTAAACTGGTAATCGTACCTTTGGTAGACTCCATTTTTTTTTCAATTTCCTTTAAAATTGAATCCTGTTTGGCAAAGCTATTTGTTATACTGGAAATCGAACGTTCATACGAACCCAGATCGGTAAATGTTTTTTTCTTTTCAGAATCAGAAAATGATTTGGATTTAGCCATAATACGCTATGTAATATTAATAGTATTTATTTAATAAATCATCAATTTCCTTTGTGTCCAAATTATGAACTTTTAATGCACGTTTGGTTGCAAGTAAAGTGTTTTCCATGTCAGAATTCCATTTTGACCAAACTTTTCCCAATTCTGCATTTTTTTTCCCTAAATTATCAATAAATTCATCTTCTTTGTGGTTTTCTTTTGCTTTGAAAAACATAGAAAACATTTTATTTAGTAATCCTACTTCTACTATTAATTTCTTTGACATAATATAATATTATAATACTATTATAAGTATTATCTTCTTTTAGTTTTAGAAGAATTATTTGATTTTACCTTTTCTATGGTTTCGTTCTCTTCCGTTTTTGCCTTCAATAGTTCTCTCCAATAAAACTCTCTTAATTTAGTTGGCATAAAATATACATCATTCCAAGTAAACCCACCGTTTGAGTGGTATATCATTTGAAATATTTTTTGATGTAAAACTACTGTGTAATTACTCGGTAGGATAAAAAAAGTCTACCCCAAAAGGTATACGAAGAGCCTCCGTTTCTCCGGTGAATGGTGATTCATATTCAAATTTTAAATCTAAATCAGGAGTTAATGTTGAAATATGCTTACGCAATGCTTTAGAATCTCCAGCTAACAATCGGTTTGATACAAAATTACTTATATGTCCAAAATCTCTATTACCATCAACTTCAACTATAATCCTACGGTATCGGGTTGTTATCTCATTACTCTGTTTTAAAGTCTTTTCACTTGCCTCAATATCTTTATTAATAGCAATTTCATCACCATGCGTTAATAACTTAAATTTAATTGATGCTTTTGATTTAGGTAGAATGTAATCGTATTCATTTTTTCTATTTAACTGTGATTCGTCAATCTCTTTTATTTGTATTTTAGAAAGGTCTACCGTTACTTCAACAGGTGTACCCTCACTTGGGTCACTCACTGTTACTTGGTACTCTGGACCAAATGCTAACATCCTAGATGTAACCAATATTGCGTTCTTATCTCCAATTAACAAATCATTTATATTAACACCGGATTCTACTACAACCGATTCCAATAATTTATCCAAATGAATACCTTTTCTGATTAAGTTAGTCGAAGTTAGTATATCTTCTTCTTTGGCTGTCATCAATTTTATTGTAATTTCACCTTTTGAAAGTGGTGAGTTTTCTGGATAACACAACCCCTTTGATGGTAAACTGATAACTTCGGTTGGGAATGGGTAATTTTTTTGTGAATGAGTGGTATTTGTATTCAATCCTCTCGTAACTTGTTGTTCTATGTTTTCTTCCATAATATAATAACTAATAATTTATATATAAATATATACTTTTCAAAAAATAAAAAAAGGGATAACATTTCTGCATCCCTTCTATTGTAATGTATAATTTAACTATTAGTATTCTAAAATTGCGAAATCATAAGTTAAAGTTAATGAAATTGATAACGGGTCGTTTGAAGCCCAATCTAATTCACCAAAGTTTGCTTGTGAGATAAACGCTCCTTTTAATGTCCACTGCTCAACCTTATCACCTACCGGTCCTAATAAGTAAAATGTAATATCTTTCTTATAGAACGCAGCGTATCCATCTCTGCCTGTTAATGATTCGTGTGATGTTCTAATCCACTCCATTACTTGTTGTGCTCCAGATGGAACGATTGGGTCATATAATGTAATTTCTACATCATCCCAATTGGATTTACCTTTAATCTTCCTTCTTACGTTGATGTGGTCTAACTCAACGATTTCAGATGTGAAAGTCGGTCTGTTAGCAGTTTTTACCAAATATGATTCTATACCATCAATTTCCATTATGAACCTGTTTCCTAATTTTGGTTCAAAATTGGTATAGAACATTTTATCAAACTCTAATACTTCTGCCATTTTATTTTTTTATTTAATTGTTTCTTACTATAAGTATATTATTTTATTTTTTATGATCCAAAACTTGCACCAGTCGGTAAGATGTTAAAATCAATTTGAATAAATTCTGCCGTTTTAGTTGGTTGTAAGTAAATAGCTCCTCTTAGGATATTTCTATCAATTACATCCGGTGTATTATTGGATTCATCCATTACTACTCTAAATGCGTACAAACCTTGTCTTTGTTGGATTGATTCCAAATAAGGATTTACGATATTTAAGAACCTATTTCTAGTTGTAGATGTATTTTGTTCAAATACTAAATATCTAGAAGTAGATGCGATATACTTTCTAACAGTTAATAATAATCTTCTTACGTTGATTCTATCTAATGCAGATGGCTTATCTTGTAAGGTTTTCTGTCCAAATACTACAATTCCTTGTCCAGGGAACTGAACGATTGGGTTTACCTTTCCTTCATATAATGTATCCTTTTCAGATTGAGTTAATCTATTCAATACACTAACTGCTCCTACTAATCCACCTCTATTCAAACCTGCTGGTGCGAACCATTCTGCTGCTACTCTATCGTTTGCCGCAAATACTCCAGGTAGTAATACTGATGGTGGTACTGATATTAACTTATTAGTGTTTAAATCTATTGTTTTAATCCAAGGGTAGTAAGTTGCAGCCATATTTGAATCAACTGCCCCTGCTTGGGTTACAACTTGCGATACGGAATCATTTTGTGATGTTGTATCCATTATATAGAAACAATCATCTCTCTGCTCAACTAAATCCAATATATCTGTTGCAACTGATGAGTGTAATCTTCTAATAACACCGGGTGCTACTATCATATTAATATCAAACTCGTCAGAATTAGATAATGCGGAAATTAGTTTGTTATATGCTACCGAACCACTTGAGGTTGAATTTGTCAAATCAAAACCTTGTGAGTTTCCTGCGTTAATATCAGCACCTTTATTGATTGGAGTTGCTGGTGAGTTACCATCAAATCCATTTTGGAATGCTACAACGAATTGTGCGGAAGTTGAACCTACTGATAATGAACCACCATTTGATGCATCTAATCCAAATACTGAATTAGAACCTACACCTGCTCCGGTTGGAATTGGTTTTAAGTAGATTATGTTATCAGTATTGTTATCTAAATCAATACCACCATATTGTGTTGCTGATGCACTTACAAATGATACAGATGGAATCGCAGAACCAATTAATGCTGATGCTGATATTGGTAAAGAGTATGCGGTGTGTCCGAATGGTACTGCTTGTACAGGAGCCGATTCGTTTAAGTTGGCAACTCTAACATATTTTGAATTATTAACCCAATCACCTGTTTCAGTTATTTTACCATCTAAATCAATTGATAATTTTCTATCACCAATTACTCTACTAATATAGTTTGGAGAATTAGGGTCTAAATTTACATTTGACCAAGTTTCTAATACATTCTTTTTCTTATTTGTATCAGCAAAATCTCTAACAACTAATGTGAATGTACCATAATCAGTACCATTTACACTACCCGCTGCTTTAATATTTGTAATACCAATTTTAATTTTAGTATTAGCAGTATTACCAACACCCAATGTTTCAAATTGGAAAAGGTCATATCTTTCACCGGAAATAGTTTGAGATTTAATCATTGGAGTTAATGCCTCTTGTGCATCATCTGTAAAATCCTGTGAGTTTAATACAGTTACCGAAGATGAACAACTTGCATCAAATGTTATAGATGAATTTTTAAAAAACCCATAAACATATGCGGTTTTTGAACCTAATGCCGATGTTCCAAATACTGCTTCAATATCGTTTGTATCAGACGGGTCTAAAGATGCCGATAATGATAAACTACCACTATTTGTTAATAATTTAAAATCACCTGCTCCGGTTTGAGAACCACTAACTTGTGCTCCGAATAAACCTGCATTTGAGTTTGTAGATGTATTGAAAAGAATACCCAAAGATGCTGATACTGAACCTGAAGTTGCTGTTAATAATAAAGGAGCGGTTTCGGTGTAACCACCAATACCAGCTACTCTACAAATAGTTGCAGTACCTGCTTCTCTTAAATAATTTTGTACCGCTAATGGGGTATAATATGTTCCATCAACTGCCCCAAAAAGATTTTCAAATTCACTTTGAGTATTAACAATTGTAGGAACTACTGGCCCTTCTTTAAAAGGACCTATAAACGCTGCACCTATTTCAGCTACCCCTTGTTGTAAGAATGAAAGGTCATTTTCTTTTGTAAAAACACCAGGTGATACGATTTTTTCTGCCATTGTATTATTATTGTTTAATTTTTATTATCTCCATATAAATATAAACTTTTATTCCAAAACAACATTTTTATTACTTATATGTTGGTGAGAAATAATCATATACTTGCCCTACTAATTCGGCTGTTTGTAATGTATTGTAGAATAATACTGCCCCAATCTGTCCATTCCAAAACGTTGTTCTTGCACTATTACTACCTATTGTTACATAGTTAGTAGATGATGGTGCAGTGAATGCATTTGCGGTAAATGTTCCTACTGATGTTTTATCTACATAAACCGTTACAGTTCCAGATGGTTGGAAAGTTGCTGAAATCATATACCAAACGTTTGATGGTAATGAAGTTGTTAATTGTGCACTATTACCCAATGTACTACCATAGAATTTTACTCTATTTAAAGTAGAACTATCGGATGATTCAATTGCTATACCATAAAACCCACCATAGTCAAAAATGTGTCTTGTAGTTGTACCTAATGTTGTTGTAGGTCTAATCCATAAATGAATTGTACCGGTGTTAGTATTAAATTGAGCTATACCACCATTGATATTAGATGCAGTATCTTTATAGAATAAATCACCACCATCAAAAGAATAATATCTTTCTTTTCTACTTGCACCATTATTGTATGATGGATTTGAACTTGCTAATGATAGAGGTGCCTGTGCTCCAGGTCTAACACCCGTACCATAACCACTCATATCCAATACATCCACCGATGGTGTTCCCGTTGATGGTAGTGTTAATGATGCAAATGATGCAGTTTTAGCAGGTTCTAAATACATTCTTAATCCAGAAGATGGAATATAAGGTTGGGTTGCTGTTCCCTTATTATGTGATATTGTACCATTTGCCAAATACACATCGGCATTTTCTACATTTATAGTTACAATTTCAATATCATCAATTACCTGTGCTATATCATATACTTCAATTTCTTCTACTCCACCTTCTTCGGTAAATTTAACAATTAAATCACCAGGAAATATATTTTCTACATTTTTGAAATGATATTTTTGAATTTCATTATCAAATACCCAAAGTGGGTGTGTTCCGGTTGATTGAATCAACCCATCATTTATGTTGTAATATCCACTTGCAAAGTTAAATACTAAATTTTCAACTACTACTTCGGTATAAGAACCTGAATTACTTTCTAATTGATAAAATCTCCAATCTACATTTTCAGAATCTAATGGTTGTGATTCATCGGGTAATCCGGCTGGCACCCATGCTTTAATTACATCTCCAACATTTAAATCTTCAACATTGATATCACTACCATTTGATAATTTTACTTTTGTACCAAATAATAAACAAAAATCAGGTTGGTTTATTGTATTATAAACATCTACTGCGTATAAAGTCTTTGTAGTTAATATACCATAATTTGTTGCATTCAAATTATATCCATCTGCATATTGCATTGATAATACTGAACTAGCTTCCGAATAGTTTGCAGCTGCAACTGCCGCAGGTGTTAATGGAATTATGGTTGGTCCTGTTCCAAACGTTCTAGTTCCTGCCGTAAAGTTTGCATTACCAAATGAACAAGTATAATTGTTTGTAACTTGTTGGACTTTAGAATAAAAAAGTGAACCAGTTGTTGTAAATGAAAATTGTGCGTTTTCAGCAGTACTTTCAACTATATATGTAAATGTTGGAACTGTTACAGTAATGGCATCTGTTGCGAATGATGTAAATGCACTATTTGCAGCATTACCACCCAATCCACCGATTGAAACTGCTTGACTTGTTCTTACCGAACCACTTACTGCTCTGTATAAATTTCCTAAAGATAAATTAGTTCTTGCCATTATTTATGTGTTATTCTTCGTTATAAATATCTAAAAGTTTTCCTTTCCATTCATCTTTGTTTGAAAAGTTTTTAATCATCCAATCTTTTAGTTTTTGAAATTCCTTTTTACGGGTTTCATAATCATCGTTACAAATCGTTTCGTAGGTCTCTCTAAACGATACCGCATCACTCGCTTTGTATTTGTAATCAAGTGGTACGTGCCATTTTTCATGTAGTATTGGAAGTTTTCCCCAATCCACTGCTTCAAAAATTCCATATCCGAATGGTTCATATTCAAAACAAGAATGAGAGATTCCCCAATCAAGTCCATAGAACCTTTCTTTATATTTATAATCAAATTTGTAAACTTTTGTTTTTTCAAATTTGTATCCATATTTCTTTTTATAATATTTGTTGAATGTTTCTGAATTGGTAGAAATAAATCCACCCAATCCATCCATATATTCAACATTCTTTCTACCCTCCACTCTCGCTGCGTATCCTAATTCAGTTGAGTTTGAAAGTTCTTTATTTTGTGTAAATGTATAATTATTTGAAATATGATGTAAATTATCCGTTTTGTATGGAAAATGGTATAACCCTATCCAAATTTTATTTTTAATTTTATCAATCATTTCTGATTCATATTCCCAATTACCATACCAATGCAAGTATTCTTCTTTTTGCATCTGTGCTATTAAAGACACTTTTGTTAAATTGTGAAATACTATTGAATCAATTTTTTCTAAATATTGATGTATTGCGGTTGTTGGTGTGTAATGACCGTGTAGTATATGTATCTTTCTAGCTCCTTCAAATATTTTTAATATTTTATCTTCTGATATTTCCCAAATGTGGTCAATTTCAATTGGAAACTCTTCATAATTATCAGGCTTTTTTCTATGAAATAATAGAAGAGGTTTTACCTTCAATTCAGGCGATACCTCTTCTATCCAATGTGATACCCACATATCCGCACCACTATTGAACCAGGGCCCTCCAGCGGTCGTATAATACACATCATACATATTATAAACCTCTATTTACAGAATTATTTAGATCTATTCTTAATTGCTCTATTTGTAATTGTTGTTCTTTAATACCTTCAATTAGTAATGCAACTAACTTATCGTATTTAACTGCTTTGAATCCACTTTCTCTTGTCTGAACTAATTGTGGAAGAACTGCTTCAATTTCTTGTGCAATTACTCCAACATCATTTCCTTCATATCCGTGCTCAATTTTATTCTCTTCTTTCCAATCGTAAGTATTACCACTAATCTTTCTAATTTTGTCTAATGCGTTTTGGATTGGAACAATATTTTCTTTGAAACGAATATCCGAAGATGAGAACGCAACAATATCATTAGTTGCATCAATTCTGCCTGTGGTAGCTGATGCAGCCATACCAACTCCCAATGAATTGTGCCTAACATCCGATGTAGTTAATAAGTTTTGGTTAATAACAGTACCATATCCAGTTGTTGAACTTAAAGTTATTTGAGCCGAACCCGAAACTACACCGGTTGGTAATAATGGAGTTACTTGTGTAGAACCACTTACTATACCTGCTGGGATAGAAGAGATACTTGCATATGTAATTTGAGAAGAACCTGATACTAATCCACTTCCTCCTAATATTTGAGATGAACCACTTACTATTCCTGCTGGGATAGAAGAGATACTTGCGTATGTAATTTGAGATGAACCACTTACTACACCATTTGTTGCATTCATTGCTCCATTAAATGATGTTGCAGTTGATGCTCCTATTGTTGTAAGTGAACCACTTATTTGAACTGAACCAGTGAACTCATGTGTATCATTTCCAAAGTCACCAAATCGGTTAGAACCACTACTAAATACAACACTTGCAGTTTGATTAACTGTTGTTAAATTAACAACAGTTAAATCCGTAATCGTAGTTCCACTTAATTGTGATGAACCACTAATAATTCCGGCTGGTATAGAAGATATATTTGCGTATGTAATTTGAGAAGAACCCGAAACTACACCATCTGTATTCATTTTAGTTTTAATCGTTGTATCAATTGAACTTGTAAATGAATTTAAATTTGTTACGGATACATTAGCTGAACCGGTTGCTGCTTCCAATGCAGTTAATGTTGTTAAATTAAGTTCTTTTACAACAGTTGTTCCTGCTACAAATTTAATTGAACCGGTTGAAATATAAAGGTCTTTCCAAATTTTAGTTGCAGACCCTAAATCAAATGCGTTTGTAGTTTGTGGAATAAGTGAAGAACTTAAAGATGCTATAACATTTACAGTATCAGCAGATGCATCACCAATTGTGATAGCCCCACCTAATGTTAAATTTCCTGCAATGTTTGCGTTTCCGGTAATATCCAATCCTGAACCAGATATTGCTCCAAAGTTTCCGGTACTTCCTGTACCTCCTGCGGATAATACGATATCACCACTCGTTCCACCAATTAGTAGAGTTCCTAATGTAGTATTTACATATGGTTCTCCAAATGCTAACGAACCTGATTGTTGTGCGGTTGTCCCACGTCTAAATTTAAGTGCCATCTAGTTTACCTTTTTTTTAGTACGTTAATAAAATTATTATTGTATGTTTATAAATATCTACTTATTTTCCAATCTGTCAATTTTTGCTGATAATTCTTTAATTGCTTCTACTAATAATGGAATAATTTTTTCGTATTGAACTGCTTTATACCCATTATCTCTATTTGTTACAATTTGTGGTAATACCGCTTCAATTTCTTGTGCAATTACTCCAATATCATTTCCTTTGTGAGAATGTATTTCATCAAATCCCGCTTTCCAATTATATGTGTTACCACTAATTGATTTAACTTTTTCTAATGCGTGTAGGATTGGGTGTATATTTTCTTTTAAACGGATATCGGATGAGTAAAATGCTGTGATATCTGCGGTTGCTCTAATTTCACCTGCTACTGTTGATGCTGCCGTTCCAACTCCAATTGAATTGAATTGATAATCACCAGATGAACCACTATGAATAGTAGAACCTCCTAATATTTGAGATGAACCACTAATTACTCCAGTAGGTAGCAATGGAACTATTTGAGATGAACCACTAACTAT